TGATAGCATCTCTAAAGTTTGTATACAAGTCTGCGACTACATCACAGAATGCACAATATGTTGCTGTAATTGTTACCATGTTGATGCTCCCCACATTATAAGTGCAGGCAATACTAGTGGGAATGTTACAAGGAATAACCCCTCAACAATATTACAGAACCTACACACCTTTTCGTTCTCTCTCAGTTTCATTATCATTTCACTCATTTCTTGATCTCCATCATTAATTTTTTCGCTTCTGCATGATATCCCATACGAGATAATTCTGATGCAGCTCTTGCTCGTCCAGCCGACTCTGTTACTGATATGCATAATATCAATAGTCCTGTTAGTGCCTTACTAATCCAATCACAAACCGCACATGTATGTTTGTAACCTTGGTTTATTAATAAACCGACTGACATTTTTAGGTTCTCCTTTTAGTCATTATGTTGTCGTAATAAGCAAGTACATCGTGATCGTGTAAGTGCTTTACTTCGTTTGAATATTCTGTCCGTATGAAACGTACAATATCATTCGTCTTTGGTTTTGATTTGAACAAATCCAACATCCATTTTGTCATTTTATTTCTTCCTCTTAAAATGATAAAGGGATGCATAGCATCCCCTTGTTAATTATTTTGAGCACTCAGGCTCGCTCTGTCCATTTGATTGGGCATTTTTTGAATCTCCTTGGGGGTGGTTCACATTTATTTAGGTAAATAGTGCTGTCATATGTTACGAAAAGTAATGTTATTTCTGCATACTCGTTATATCAAAAATGCATTTCTTTAGAACTTATTCTTGTACTCTTCTTTAAGTACTTTAGAGCTACCAACTCTAACATTGATGATACCATTATAGTACTCATCACTAAGCAATACTGCTCTATCGAATTGTTCTTTAGCTTCTAGATAACTGAGCATTCCTCTACTTTGACAGTAGTATAGAATCTCTCTGGTGAACTTATCTTCACCAAGTCCTTTTACATCAGCATTCAAATGATCTGAAGAACCCCAATAGGTTCTCCAATCACTTTCTTTACTTGAACGCCGTTTGTTCTTTCTTCCTTTTAGTGGGGGTTTTGTAACCTTGAAACGTGCTAGTTTCTTACCAATGTACTTCTGTTCATTAGTAAGATTAGTTATCAGATATACAAAACCCTCACAGTCTTCTGGTAGGTCGTCAACAGGGTCGCCTTTATAAGTCCATTGTGACATTAGTAATCTTCGTCTTCTTCCTCATCGAATAGTTCATCTTCATTATCCTCTTCGATGTTCTCAGAACAAAAAGGGCAGTATTTAACGCCATAACTCCATTCATCCATATTATGGGCGATTCTGAATACTGCATCGCATCCATCACATAAGATTTCTTTTCTACTCATAAATTTGTGTGCCTTTTATAATTATTATGCGGCGTAAACATCGTCCCACTTACCTGTCAAACCAGCAACCTCATATTCGGTTACTCTGTTCTCAAAGAAATTAGTGTGGTCTGCACCGTTAAGTACCCACTCCAACCAAGGTAAAGGATTATCTTTTACTTTGTAGTTGCCTTTGAGTCCTAGTTGTAGAAGTCTTCTATCAGTAATGTATCTTACATACTGTTTCACTTCTTTCTGGTCTAGTCCATCAATGTCGCCCATTTTGTAAGCCAAGTCAATAAAGTTATCCTCTAACTTCACAGATTGTCTTGCCATCTCATATATATGTCCCTTAAATTCGTCATCTATAATACGAGGATGTTCTGCACAATATGCCTTGAATAGTTTTGCAATACCCTCAACATGAATTGATTCGTCACGAATACTCCACTCAACTACTTTACCCATACCTTTCATCTTACCGTAGCGTTGAAAATTCAACAACATTACGAATGATGCAAATAATGCCACACCTTCATTCATTACAGATTTCGCCATTGCAAGTCCAAGTCCACGAACAGTGTTTGGATCACTCTCCATCATAAACTCAATCTTATCTGCCATCTCTGTATACTCTAGGAAGGCATGATACTCGGCATCAGATAACCCAAGTGTCTCATTAAGAAGTGCATATGCACGTTGATGAATGGCTTCTCTATTTGCAAAAGAACCAAGCATATTCCGTACTTCATTGTTCTTAAACCTTGGTATAAGTTGGTCATAATAGTTCTGTCCTACTGCAACATCAGACTGTGTAAACAATCTTAGAATGTTTGTTATGTATTCTTTTTCGATTGCACTTACTTTGCCAGACTTCCAATCAGACACATCTTCAGACAAGTCAAGTTCATCTTCAATCCAATGAACCTTCTCATGTCTTGTTGTGATTTCGACTGCCCAAGGATAGTGGAATGGTTTATATGTTTCAGAGAACACCATTAATCCACCACCTTTCTTTTTGACAAAGGTATCTGCAACAGCAATAAACTGGTCATATGTACCAATCAGTTTATCATCAATAAAGATCTGTGGCATTGAACGAGCGTTTGGTACACGTTGATAAAATGCAAGACGTTCTTCTTCGTTGTCCATCTTGATTTCTGTGTAATCATATCCATGTGAGTCGAACCAATGTTTAGCCTTCTGACAAAATGGACAATTTGATTTACTATAAATTTCTACTTTCATTTTTTCTTTACCCTTAACCTTCGCAAGCAATACATTCGTCTTGTGATTGCGCTTCCATTGTTTGTGTTTCAAAATCTTTTAACGCATCACGAGAAACTTTCATTGATACATTTTCTGCCCTTTGTGAAGTCTCTGTTCTAAGATAGTACAGACCCTTCGTTCCTAATTTCCAAGCAGCAAAGTGGGCCCTGTGCAACTCTTTTTTGTCAGCACCAGCAGGGAAGAATAGATTCAAGGATTGTCCTTGACAAAGATATTCTTGTCTATCTGCAGCCTGTTCTACTAACACCAACTGATCTAATTCAATTGCTGTTTTGAAAACATCTTTGATTTCGTCTGATAGGAAATCTAAATGTTGAACTGAACCACCAGCAGTAATGATATCTGACCATACATCTGGAGTATTCTGTCCAGCCTTTTCTAGTTCTTCTTCCAAGTACTTATTATATACCAAGTGTGAACCGGCACGAGTACGATGTGTATATGCATTCGCTTTTGCTGGTTCTATAGAAGGTGAAGTTGAAACAATAATACTAGAGTTTGCATTGGGGGCAATTGCCAGTAGGTGAGAGTTACGTCTACCAGTACCTCTCATATCGGGAGCCTCGCCCTTTTCCTTACCAATACTTATGGATTCTAAAACTGCTTGTTCTTTGATATCTTTAAAGACGTTTCTATTTAATTCTCTAGCTTCTAGGGAATCAAATGCAATTCTCTTCTGGTGTAAAAGAGAATGCCATCCCATTGCACCTAGTCCAAGACTACGTTCCTGTGTTGCAGAAAACCTAGCACGATGTATCTCATCGCCTGCATTGTCAATAAAGAACTGAAGAACATTATCCAAGAACCGTATCAAGTCACGAACAAGAGTTGTATCTTTCCATTCATCATACTTCTCTAAGTTTAGTGAAGACAAACAACATACAGCAGTTCTTTCTTCTGATGTGGGTAGGTGAATTTCATTACATAGATTAGAACCATGTATCTTTAATCCTTTCGCCCTCATTGTATGTGGTAATGCACGATTAGCAGTATCAATAAAGTTTAGATATGGTTCACCTGTACGATAACGTACCTCTAGTATTTGTTGCCATAACGTCCTAGCAGGCATACTTTCACGAACTGTATCTTCATGTGGGTCTTTTAAATCCCACATTGCGTCTCTTTCAACAGCACGCATAAAATCATCTGTGATATTAATAGCATGGTGTAGATTTAGGTTCTTACGGTTAACGTCACCAGTTGGTACTCGCATGTTCAAGAACTCTATCAGGTCTGGGTGTGAGACATCCATATACGCTGCGTAAGAACCTTTACGAGTTTTACCCTGTCGATATGCAGTCATATCGGCGTCTACAGTATGCAAAAATGGCATTGGGCCCGGCGCTTTATCTGAGATGGCACGAACATCACTCCAATGTCCACCGACACCACCACCCTTAACAGACAACCAACGCAACTCAGCAGAGTGGTCGATTAGTCCTTCAAGTGAATCTGGAACGTAAGTCAAGAAACACGAGATAGGTAATGCTTTTGTCTTCTTGCCTGGAGCTGGTGCATTCGATAATACTGGAGATGCAAACATGAACCACCCATTAGATACTCCATCGTAGATACGTTGAGCAAGTTCTAAGTCACCATCACAATATGCTACTGAAGCACGAGCGAAAGCTTGTTGTGGTGAGTCTTCGTTGTCATTACAATAATAGTCTTTAAGAAGTTTGTAAGCTTGTTCTGATAATTCCTTGTCTTTGTTTCTGTTGATTTTTATACCGAGGTGGTCGAGACCTGTTCTTTCCTCAGTCTTGGTGAAGGGGATGATAACTTCTGCCAGACTTTTCATATTTTTATTCTCCATTGTTTCTAATATGTGCGTTTCCACGAATTGAAAACGGTTTTTGCTTTTAACCCCGAATGGGAGTTACTATGTATAATTCCTAAAACCTCTGATGGTAACATTCCAGAGAGAATCATATCGTTTATGTCTTTTTCTTTTATAGTATTAGGCCAAAGACATACCTTATATCCTTCATCAATACACCGCTCAATTTGTTTACAAATCTCAGGATTTCTAGGTTCGTTGTCGGGTACTAAAACTGCTTTATCTTTAAACTGGGGTACACGCAAATCACTCTGTGCAACAGCAATAGAGTTGTCAAGGAACAGACTATCGAAAGGCCCTTCTGTAACATAAATGTTACGAGTGGGGTCTACTCTATCCATCCCAAAGATTTTGGGATATTCTGTATCCAATATAATCGTAATGTACTTTTGTTTTTCGTCACCGAATGATCGCCCCTGATAGGCGAATATTTGTCCGTTCTCCTTTCTAAATGGAATAATCATACGAGGATGATCTCCGTCCAATAAAGGGAACTTATCTTGGACTTGAGTATTGGTGAACTCATAAAACTTAGGACTAAAATATATATCATTCCAAGAATCTCTAGGTAACGATCTTTCATCTAAAAACGACAAAGCTGGATGATTTTTTTCCAGTTCTGCAAAAGTTTTTAGATTACCTAAACGACTCTTGAATTTAGGTGCAGTGAAATCGAACTTTGGTTTTGGAGTTTTGTATCCACCTTTATAAGGCGTACCATTAGTACCTTCCTTATATCGTTCCATAACATACTCTTTGTACAAGTTTGCATCAACGAACTCAATCAGTTTAGCAACAGTTGTACCCATAGCACAGTTGTGGCATTTAAAGAACAAATCATTCTTTGTTCTGTAAACAAACCCACGTGCTTTGTTCTTTTTCTTTGAGGAATCGCCACAGTACGGACACGAAAAGTTCCACAAGTAATCTTTCTTCTTGGAGAAGTTTCGGAGTCTGGGGCCTATGAGGGACATGTATTTGGTATCAATGTAATTCATAAGGACTATGATACATGAAATACACTAGAATGTCAATAGATTTTACATCAAGGCTGGAAGTATTTCTGTGAGGGCAAATCCGACAACAATAGAACCACCAATGATGACATAACGCCACTTTTCAAGCACGCCCACTCTAGTAGTCAAGTCCTCACGCAACTTAATAAACTGTTCTGCTTCATTACGACCGTGTTCACGCATAGCATCAACTAGACGGCGTTCCATCTCACCCATTTGAGTAGATGTTTCTTTGGCGTTAGAAGTTATGCGACTATGCAATTCTTGTACGGTATGTTTAAACTCGTTCTCTTGTTGTTCCAATTGTTCTTCCTGACGTATTATTTTTTCTTCATGTACAGCCATAATTGTATGTAATGATTGAGAAACGTCAGCAATCTTTTCTATAGCATGATCCAAACGAAGATGAATTTGTTTCATATCATTGACTTCTCTCTTGAGAAGTTCTACTTCTGTATCTAAGGTTTTAACCGTTGCCATTTTCTAATTTCTTTATACGAGTTTCTAGTTCATC